ATCCTCATTATTCAGCCTCCTTTCCCACTCACAAACAACAGCTCCGCAATCACACAAGAACCCTGGCCCGCTTATAGGGTGCCAGCCAGGAACGGACGAGCATTGCGGGTGATGCTCCAATGCTGGCCCCACTTCATTTTGTATTGCCCATGCTCTCGGTATATCCAGCATATCTTCCTTCTCCATCACTCAGCATCCTTTGCGCGTTGAATCGCTTGCAATCGCATCTTCTTACTGTGCATTTTTTACATCCATTAGTGTGCCAGTACTTAGAGTGTGAGCATATACACCAATAGGATTCGTCAGCCATGATTCTCCTTTGGTATCTTCCCTAAGCCTTCAGTAATTCCCCCCTCGACAATTACCCACTGATACCAACTTTTGCCGATAATTGTGTCATCAGGCCCTTTGTAGCACTCACCATCACCTCCGCAAGTTTTACATCCTCGAAATACCCGGCCTCCTACATCATCGAGTTCAACAGTAACCCCTTCGCTCCATTGCGGGTCGTCTAAATCAGGCTCCCAATTAGGGTCGATATAAAAACTCCCATCGGTATTTCTCAGCACTGCACCCATTGGGTCAGTAATAACCCACTGCTCCGAGAGATATTCGTTCTCATCCCAGCAGTCGGGGCATGGTAACCAATCCATTCTTATATAATGCTCAGGAATTATTGGCATGAGTCTCCACCTCTACTTGTTCTATCGCGGATAACGCCGCTTGTCTCCAATGTGTTTTTAGTTTCTGGATTGTAGGTGGTTGTGTGTTACTCCACCTTTGCCTTTCGTCCAATCTTGCTTCCAGCATAATTATGTGATTACAGATGGCTTCGTAGGCTCTATAGTTGTTACCCTTATGGATAAAGTCTCTACAATTTTCAAACATGTTTTTTGCTAACTCGTGGTGACGTTGCAAACTCTCTTCCAATGTCATCGCTGCCTCCCTTGGGTGACACCCACCTGGCCCTGGTACCGGCCACCCTTCTGCACGTAGTTCAACGCGGGCACTTCCTCGGCCCTGAAGAACGTCACCTGGGTGATGCCCTCGTCGCACCTTCCAGCCTCTGGCACGGTTACGGAACCTTCGCGTTCCTGCTCTCGTCTGGCATCAATCACCACTCTCCCTCCTCCTAATAGTGGGGAAGTCGTTTGGCTATTAGAGGCCGAAACAATCTCTCCACACCATACACTCACCCCTCTATAATTATGCTTACTGGGGACTGATAAGGTAGATTTTGTGTAATTTTCTACGCAGTATTCCACATTATAAACTTTACTCACAGTTTCGGCGGGTATGCCTCCACCTCTACACGCAATAAGTAAAACTAGGACTCCTACAGAAACAAATAATAATTTACACATCACTCATCCAATAAACTAAGATAATAAATCTCCGGCATTCAATAATTTCCGCCATGCCTCCTCTTCCCCACGGCATTGGCTAGGGCTTCTAGTTGCTGGCCGACTTCGCTATCATAAACATCCCGCATTACAGATACAAAATCTTCTTGGGTCAGGTGCAATTGGAGTAGCTTCATCAACGCCACCATGCACTCCGCTTCACTGGCCAGCACCCAACCACGGCTTTGGCATCTACATTGGGCAGGATTAGTACAACCTACGTAGCCCCTGCCCATAGCCGAGAAGTAACAATCCCGCCGCAGCCTGAGGTACTTGGGTACTTGGCCTGTGCCTTTACAGACATGACACCCATGCCCCTGTATCATGCAATCATCGTGGAACCAATTATAAGCAGAAACACCAGGACACGCCACCATTTCCTCCGCCAACGGTAGTAGCTTAGACTCTATTTCAGGCTTTATCATTCCTAATTCCCCAAATTCGTTTACAAATTGAAATTATATAGTTATTGCAATCATCACATAAAACAGCGAATAAACCAGGACGTACAGTACCTACTCTATTGCATCTATTCCCCGAAGCATCGATAACTTTCTGACAAAATAGTTTATTATACATAGAGACTTCTCGGAGGGGCGCAATCTAATCCCCACTCTTGAACTTCGGAATAAACTTTTTCTGAAAATTTAACACTCTCTTGTGTACTCTTTATGAAAAAGCAATGTTCATCAGCCAAGTATTTTTCTGACCAAATAGAATCAACCCATTGGGTGAATTCATCATATTCACCCATTTCACAATGCACTACATAAAGCTTCATATTACTCCATAATAGCTACAGGCTTTACAATGATTTTAACATGGTTGACATAGTCTAGTCTCGTACACGCTAATATTTCGCCTGATGTAGATTCACTAACGTACCATTCTCCCACACGAGGCATATGGCACTCGCCAGTTTCTTCAAATACAATACCATTATAGAAGTGCTGAACTGGTTTTGGCTTTACAATAAGTCTTGGCTTAGTATAATAACCATTGGCAGAAGTTAAAACCCCCGAATCAGAAATGAACAAGTCGCCGGACGTGGGTATACGGTATTCGCCAAATGTTTCCCATTCTTTACCATCAACTGTGAATTTCATTATCACTCCTTAATAGCTACAGGCTTTACGATAATTTCCTGGGACTTGATCAAATTATCATCTATAATTGGGTATACTATGCCTGGTCGACCGCCAAAATACCAATCCCCTGATGGATTATAGAGATACCAATCACCTTTACGAACATGACGAATTTCTCCAGTCTCTTCAAATGTAATTCCATTACATTCAAAACGTCTCTTTACACGCCGAACAATAAGCCTTGGCTCAGAATAGGAACAAATAATAGCATGAATCATCTCCCCTTTATCAGATATAAACCAATCATCAGGTTTAGGTATTCGATACTCACCATCTGTTTCCCACTCCACTTGATAGTAAGTGAATCTCATTAAGTTACTCCTTCGACAATGCATTTATTAAATCTGTAGATATATCCATAACTATTCCACTAGCAAAACCTATATCTTTGGCAAAAGCTTCTAGAAATTCCGGAGCAGAATCGAAATCACCTTCGACTGATTTATAGACTACAAAAGGTAGAATTTCTTCATCTTTCCAGTCTTCGTTTCTAAGGTCTTCGAGAGACGCTAAAACACTTTGGTAAAAAGGAGTTAGTTCCGAAGAACCTAGAACAATATGAAGTTGAACTTCTGACTCGACTGCATCAATTGCTTGGGCCTGGGATTCGGTTAACATTTTAGTTGCTCCTTTGTTTTGATACTCTTATAATACACTACAGAAAAGAGTTTGTCAAGTACTTAAAGCTTTTTGAATCCAACAGGCAGAATCTCAAAATCTCCACTATCAATTCGAATTACATCTCCAACACTAAGGGAAGGTTTACCAGCACGAGGCTGAAAATCATTTTGACCATAGTGGAATATATGACCTAGAAGTTCTGTTTCTGACCAATCAGAGTCTACATCAAGACACACGAGCCTAAGACCCCGATAACAATCAATACCTTCCGGAACATACTTGGCTTTGATATAAGTCCCAACTATCATCTCAGTTGCTCCTACCGTGTTGTTTTTCTATATTCTTATAATACACTACAGAAGGTAGGTTGTCAAGTGTTTTTGTCTGAATTTTCAAAATTGATTTTTAGATAATTTGTAATCCTCTTCTAGTTGCTCTATCGCACATTTTAGCAAAAGCGTCTACTTGGTCATCATGCACACCTTTTGTTGGGAATAATTCAAGCTCATACAGAAATTCATCAAGCCAAGGGCCGTTAACTAATGTTATATTTCCCGCCTCTGCTTGAGAGCTAATGGGGTCAATATAATGTTCTTTATCCCCTGTTAATCTATGGGCATGTACAGGCCAGCCTTTCAGAACTGATTTCAGATGGTTTATATATAATTCCCCAGCAGAACCAGGTTCGCGTTCAATAAATACTGAGACATTCTTACCATCTCCTTGAGCAGTATTCTTTATAGTTTGTTCAACTTGATTAGGAGTTCCTCTCATACGTCGAACATGGGTTACATAATAACTGCCGTTGAAGTACCCACCTTTACAGCCAACTAACCAGTCCGGGTCTGACTGGGGGTCTGATTCATCTTTAGGGGAAGATGCTAAATCCCAATAACGAATTTGTCGTAAATCTTTAGGAATATCTTCTGGTTCAATAATTCTAAACCAACTACGCCTAAATTTTCCTCCCATGCGTATACTTGTCCAATCACCATTCAAAAGTTTTTCTCTGGTAACCGGGTCAAGATGCATCAGAGATTTAATATATTCTTCTTTATTTAGGCTTGGATTATCATTTAATTTAGCTGGAATAAATATACTTTCTTTTGTATTAGGTGAATCCACAAATTTAGCCTTAACCCAAGCCTCACCTATGCCGCCTGGGTTGGAAGCGCATCTAACTCTCAAAGGCACAGGATTATTAATAGTCTTTCTTAGTCGAGAAAATAGGAAGTCGTATTGGTACTGAGGAAAGGTGGTTAATTCATCAAACCCGATAAACTGGAACTCTGTTGATTGATAATTAAAATGACTACGGTAATTCTCTAAGTGACCAAAGGTGAGAGTAGCTCCGCTAGGGAATGTCCAAGTCTTCTTGGTATCATTCCACTTAGCGTCAGTTCCGTATAGCCACTCTTGAGCCTTACCCATTAAAGCTCCTGGCAAAGCTAATTCTGGGTAAGTGCGCCTAAAAAGAATAGCTGCATAATCAGAATGGTCAACATACTGAAGAGCAGCCATTAATAAAGCAACTGAATTATGCGTTTGTATAAGACCATCACCTGCTACAAACGTATGATTTTCAGAATTAACTGATATGCATTGAGTAGGAACAGACTCTATTTCTTGTATATCTTTTATATAGTGCCATTGTTGGGTTTTTCGTTCTGTAGTGATTTGTCTATTCAACTTTCTCTGGAGTTTAAAGATAGGTGTGGAAGTAGTAACTCGAACACGATACTTCTCTCCACAATCCTTACCATATAACGTTGCTCGACCTGTTGTATAAGTTCCTTTAAACCCTAAAGTTCTAATTAATTCTAATGCTTGTAGGGCTAACACCTTATTTGTTAAGGTTATTTCACAATCACCGTCTTTATCGCAACCACCATCAGTATCCATCAATCCTTTAAGAAGTTCTAGACGTTGTTCATAAGACGCCCTCAAATAAATATTGGGTATGTGCTTATTGTTTTTTAGCCCATGTACCCTAAGAAGAGTGGTAAGGCCTTCAACTCGATAAGCATATTTTTCCTTAAGCTTATATACATTATAACCACAATTTTGAATTAAAGAAGGAATTTCTATATCTGCTGAAGTAATAAAGCCGGAGTTGGTCGTCCCGTCACCTAGCCATACTCCTAAAAGATAAGGATGGATGGGTAAATCAACAGTATCTAATTCCCAAGCAGAAGTAACAGGAATAGAATAGTTAGTTCTACTCTGTACTTTAAAGGAATTAAATAATTCTAATGTGGAACGAATAGAACCAGAAGGAGGTTCTAAGTATTTGTGGACTCTCTCCGAATTTCTTTTAGATAATTCGGGCCTTAATCCTTTTGACCTAAGAGGTCTAGTATTACGTCTACGCTCCCTGAATGCATTATTACGTCGAGCAAGAGCACTTCGTTCAGCTAAAGAAAACGTTAGCCAATCATGAGTTTCAGAAGCATCTATATAGGTTTTATTATCAAAATAAACTCGAAAAATCCGTTTATTAAAATAAACAGGGCTTTTTGAAATAACTTGACAAGGTAAACCATTTCCCCCAATAATCCAATCATTAATCTTCAAGTCTCTAATAGTAGACCAACCATTTATTGTTGGTATTGGAGTATCTAAGGTCAAGTCTTTACCAGGCCCTGCCGCTCCTCCTATAAAGACTTCAAGCACATCATCTAATAAGAGGAAGGCTTGCTGTTTAGGGTGAGGCGGAAATGGTATATACTTAGTTAATTTCGGAGTAAGAGCCTTCGATAACGTCTCCTTCTGACTCTTGTTCAAGGTCGAAAAATTGTACATCCTTCAATATTCCAGCGACTTCGGCTAAACGATTAGGTTCCGACATAACAGTCTCCATATTCTCTGGAATAGTTCCTACATTAAGATTTTGTTGTCTATTATCCATATTAACTTGAAATTGAGGACGTTGTGGTATTATGCCCCAAATCGCATTTAGCCTGTCCATAATACGTAAAACATACTCTAGAGCCTTCTCATCATTTTGAAGTGCCTGTGGCCATTTGGCGAGCATTAAACGGTTATATCGTAATGTCTGAAGGTTCCTAAAGTTATCTGCTGCTGGTTGGTCTAATTTAGCCATTTCAGATAACTGTAACTTAATGTCTTTTGTTATTAAAGTACGATCAACACCGAGTTGGTCGGCAATCGCTTGGTGAGTCATACCGGCCATATGCATACGGAGAGTCTCTTGTCTACGTACTTTTAAAGCTACTTTTTTTGATGTTTGACCATTCGCTTGTTTAGTTTGTGTCATAGTGAATCTTTATGTACGAGAAGATTTATTAGATAGAATTAAAGAATTCTTGGCGTGTTTCCGGATTCTCTCTAAAGACACCGGATACGTAATTAGTAACCAATTCGTTATTTTGTTGCGAAACCCCTCTCATCATAGTACATAAGTGCTGAGCTTTAACAGAGACAGCTACGCCTTTAACATAAGGCTCGAATACTTTTCCTATTTGTTGTGTCATATTCTCTTGTATCTGTAATCTTCTAGATATTGAATTTACCGCTCTTGATAATTTAGAAACTCCAACTACTTTTCCTTTGGGAACGTATCCAATAGACACAGTACCGAAGAAAGGCAGCACATGATGCTCACACATCGAATAAAAATTTATGTTTTTGCAGATAACCATTTCATCTGAATCTGAATTGAACCATTTTAAATGCTTGTCAGGATTATCATTATAACCCGAAAATAATTCGTCCCAAGACTTAACTACTCTATTGGGCGTTTCTAGTATGCCATTCCTCGACAAATCTTCTCCTATATACTCTAGGAAGCGATTTACGATAGACTCCGAATCTTTTTCGGGAGATTCTTCCCAAGGAAAATGCACCCAAGTAGTTAGTAAACTCTCAATTGACTTATTTACTAATGCTACAGTATCTAGTCCATAATCTTTTTTTAGTTTAGTCGAAGTTCGTCCAGAATCAATAATATCGTCAATAGCTATATCAGCATCTAATGGATTATTAACTATCTCTATAGAAGAATCCTTTAAAGCTAATAGACCTGCTACTATAGCCCCCCCTCTCGGAATACCATAAATCCTCTTATTCGTAACAGTTATTTTATCAAGTCTTAGATAAATATCTTGCCATGTAAGGTTTAACTTATTCATTCAACTCCAATATATTTATGTATTTGTAAACTAAGTTTCCATCCTGGTAAGGTAAACAATTTTTGAATGGTCAACTCGATATTTCTTTGTGTCTCTTTTTTAGTATTCCCAGTAATAGGCTGAAGATACCGATTTTCGGAGGTAATATCAAAATACTTCTCTGGATAAATATCTATATTTGGATGAGGATATAATAATTTTAAGGTATTACAAACCTTTTGCTTAGTCAATTCAAAAGGGAGTTTAGGAGACAAGGTAACATGATCTGGATATACCTTTAATTCCTTTGTTCCATTTGTTTCTATTGCCACCTTATATCCGTTTAAATGCAAGAGATTTAATAAATCATTATCTAATTGTAAACTAGGTTCCCCACCAGAAATAGTAATCCAGTCAACCTTGGATTTAGCAAGCTCTTCTAAAT